TTTGGTTGGGGTCTGAGACTTACGAGCCGGCGGCCTATATCACCGACCAGCGTTGTTCTTGCATGAATGCTACGTACTGAAGGGGGACGCTCAGGACGCCAGCGGTGAGGGTCGCGGTATTGCCGTCTGGAAATGTGATCGTCGCGTTACTTGCCAAAACCGATGATGCGGGCGGTTTCATCGATTGAACTGAAACGGCCGCATAGGCCGCCGCCGCGCCACCCGAAAAGCTCCAGCCCTGCGCGAGTGCCAGCGGTACATCGACGGGCTGGACCTGGACAACGCCGGCCGTCTGCGCGTAAGACTGGCTGCCGCCGCGCAGGGAAACGCTGCCATTGCCGGGAAGGCCGGTGACCATTGAAATTGACATTTGAGAATACCTCTTATGTGTGGTGAAAAATTAGCGAGACATGAAATCGAGTCGAACAAATCGCGTCGGTTGAACGCGCTTGAGCAGCAGATGCGAGACGCCTTGCGTGAACGCATCCACGATGTCGTCGTGCTGGCCCTTCGGAAACGCGGCGAGTTCGCTCAGGAAGGTCTCCAGCCAGTGAGCCTCGGCGGGCGCGAAGATCCGGCCAGCCTCAACGCTAGGCACCACGACGTGAGCGCGGCTCACCTTGTCGGAATCGACTTTGACCGGCAGCACGGGCAATCGCGTTGACTGGCTCATGTCCTGCACAAGCGACTGCCCGCTGGCTTTGTCCTCGATGAGCACCGCGGAAATGCCGCCGGCGGACGCGAGCTGCACGGCCGCCATTTTTAACTGGGGGTATTCAAGACGCGCGCGCAGGCAACTGATTACCATCACGCCGCGGTCGAACTCGCCGAGTTCAAGGATCACAGAATAGTCGGCCGTGCTTTTTGTCGAGAAGGCAGTGTCCAGCGACAGAATCCGCCGCTCAAACTGCGGCATGGGAGTGCCGGCAGGCCACAATTGGATCTGGTCGGGGCGGAAAATTTCGCCGGCTGCGTCGAATGGTTCCTGCTGATGCTGGCCAGCGTAGGCACTGCGACCCAAGCGCACCCGCTCAGCCTCAACAATGTGCTGCGGAAAGCGGGCAGGAAATGCAAGCGCGCCTTCTTCCTTGCGCGGATCAGACCATCCGAGCGATGTCACGGTGCGCCGCGATTCGCTCCACGTCTGCGGGATGGTCACTATTTCCCATAGCGGCCCTTCGCGCTCCTGAATTAGGCCGGCAAGGTCGAGCGAGTGAAGCCGCTGCATAATCAGGCAGCGGTGCCCGGTCTGCATGTTGCTCAAGCGGTTCGCGTAGCCCTCGAAGTACCACCGCGCAACTGCATCGCGCTCCGGTTCCGACTGGATCGTTGCAGCATCCTGCGGGTCGTCGATGAAGAGATCATCCGCACGGTCGCCTGTTACACGCTGGCCGCTTGATAGAGCCTGCATGAAGCCCCGGGCGGTATTGGCGAATAGCGTCTTTTGATTTGAGTCCGCGGCGAGGGTCCACTGCGGCGAAAACGTGTAGCGAAACGGCCGGCCGTCGATCAGGGTGCGGCGCTTAAGGCTGTCTCTCGTGCTTACGCGCTCATTGCCTGATGCAAACATGGCCCGCCACGATGGGAACTTGATCCACCGCCAAGCCGGCGCGCATACGCTCACGACGGTGGACTTCATGAAGCCGGGTGGGACAAGCACCATCAAATTCTGCTTGCCCAGGGTGCCCAGAAGCAGCGCCTCAACGTGCGCGCAGATGGCATCAATGTGCCAATTCCATACGAGCGGCGTTCCTGGCTCCAAAAGCGGCCAGGCCCAGCGCACAAACTGCGCCAAGGTCATCTCGCGCGCGTCTGCCTGATCTTGGCTCAATGCTTGCGGAGAGGACGCGAGAATGGCTTGAGCCTTGCGGCGTAATGCTGGGTTCATCGTGCCCTCACCGATTCCCACGCCTTTAACCTAGCGACAGTGCGTAGTGCGGGCTCTATATCGAGAACGGAGACGCTAAGGCGTTCTGCGATGGCATGAGGCGAGAGCCCGGCGGCGTCCAAGCGCATCACGTCCTCGATGGTCACTTGCGGTAGGTTGGCCATCAGCGCCCAGGCGCCATGTGATCCGGCCGGCATGGTGATCGGTCTCATTTGGTTTTCTCCTTGGTCTCGGCATGCAGGGCGAGCCGCAGCTCATGGCGTAACGTGTCGCGTTCGTGCTCGGCTAACCAGATGGCGGTTTTCGATGCCTCGATGCTTCGGTCTAGGGCGATGAGGCGTTGTTCGATCTCTTCGCGGGTCATGCTTCACCCGCGGCGGCGATGGGTGCAAAAGTCTCCTCGCGTTGACCTAAAACCGTGCCAGAGTCCCGACCGCTGAGCGTATGAAATGAATCAGGGAGGGAGGAAATGCGAATAGCACGGTGGTTCCCGACTGGGAATGTGATCTGGTTACACTTCCACGAAGCAGACGACTGCCGACACAGCTCGACCGCGGTCAAGGCGCGGCGTCGATCCTGGCGAGTTAGGTATCGAAAGGGCTGGCCCATCACGCGGTACCCGTGGCTAGGCGCGCTCGGTTGGGGATATGTACCCTCACCCCAACGCAGAAAAGGGGCGCGTTCGTGACGACAACGCGTTATGCGATGCGCTGGAAAGCCTTGCACTGTGCTCCGCGGTGAGTAGAATCGCGCGCCGTGAAAAGTTTGCGCAGTACTCTTGAGGATCGCTACCGCGAAATCGGCCGGGTTGCTTCGCCCGCATGGCTTGCGATCTGGTGCTCGGGCATCGCACTGATGGCGACTTCCTTCCGCAGGTGGCCGTTCTGGGCTGCGGGTGTTTTCTTCTTGGTTTATGGCATGGCGCTTGCCCGAATTCAGTGCCCGCGATGCCAAAAGCGGCTGGGATTTGTGGCGCAGATCCAGCCCGGCGGCGGTAGGCGGCGAAGAGGATTGCCGCTGATCAACATCGAATGCCCGCACTGCAGGCTCACGTTGGATGAGCCGGTATAGCGTCAGTCGCTCGCCAGGAACTCGCTGTAGGTTATGGCGTGAGCAACTGCGGTCGGTGTCCACCGCTTGCCGCGCGGCGTCGGCACCAGTTGATCGTTTAGGTATCCAGCTATCGCACGCAGCGAGGTATGGCCAAGAGCGCGAGCGTCCTCGATGATCGGTTTGATTTCCTTCGCTCGTCTCACGGCATTGCGTCGGTTTGCAGCCTGTCCGAGAAGCGACGCGGCAGCAGCGTGCGGTTTCAGAAACTTCGCGTTGCGCGGAGTGCCCAGCGACAGACCGCGGGCTTTGCGGGCCGCCAGCGCCGCCTTCGTGCGTGCCGAGATCAGTTCGCGCTCGTGCTGTGCCATGCCGACCATGACAGCGAGCGTCAGCGTGTTGGCTTCCGGCAAGTCTAGTGCGAGGAATTTCTGGCCAGAATCCCGCAGAGTGAACAGAAAGGCCGCATTGCGGCTCAACCGATCGAGCTTGGCGACCAACAAGGTTGCGCGGGCCTGACGACAACGTAAGAGCGCCGCCTGTAGCTGCGGTCGGGTGCTCACCTTGCCGGATTCGACCTCGGTGTAGCTCGCCAGCGCCAAGCCACCGTGCGTCTTCAGGAAGGCATCGACGGACGCTTTCTGCGCTTCGAGCCCGAGACCGCTGCGGCCTTGCTTCTGCGTTGAGACGCGGTAGTAAACGACGAACTTTGGTCTGGGAGGCGTCATGTATAAATACCTGCAACGGGTGTTGCAGATATTTATACACATTCGGATCAGTCAAAGCAACGCGTGAAAGCGTGATCATTCGCTCACCTCGTCAGCTTTCGTTTCCAGCGGCACAAGTTCGCCGCCGACCGGCCCCAGCGATTGCTCAAGCGCTGGCGCTGCTGGCACCAGCGACAAGCCCGACGCTCGCGCCTCGTGAGCCTCCAAGAGGTCAGCCATGCGCTCGTCATTCGCAATCTCGCGCTCTTGGATGCGGGCCACCGCGTCAGCGCGGAACTCGCTGAGGGTTTTCACAAAGACCCCGAAGTCTTCGGTGCTCAGCTTTTTCTTGAGCCACTCGGTTAGAAACCGCAGCCGCGTGGACGTGAGCGCTGAGAGTGAGGAAACGTCCTCCACCTTGAGGTCCGTAATACGGGGCATCAATACGCCAGCAGCGGCGAGCGCTGCGAGCTTCGCTCTACGCCTTTTCCGCTTTTCCGCGCCGCTTGGTTGTTTCTTGGTCATCAGTTCGCCTCAAATCTTTGATGCTCACGGGCATCCATGGGGCCTTCGGTGAGCCTTCGGGGCCTTGCTCTGCGTGCGTTCCTAGGTTTGGGACAGCCGACATTTCGGGACAATGGGACAGCCCTTCTAGGGGGCTTGTCCCGAATGTCCCGAATTCGGGATGTGCTTCTGTCCCGAATGTCCCGAATCTGTCCCGGAATTTGTCCCGAATGTCCCGAGTCATTTAGAGGGACTCCCGGACAATCCGATAACCGCGGGGCACGTCGCTGGTGCAGATCAGTTGCTGATCGATAAGATTTTTGAGCGTGCGCTGAAGCGGCTTGCGCACTGTCTCGTTATCTCCGGCTTCGATCAGGCCGGCCTTCTGCATGGCTGCCAAGATCGCGCCAAATTTAGCGACCTGCCCGGAGGCTGCGTGCTCGTTGAAGTAGTCCATGACCGCCATAGACATGCGGGTGTCAATTTTGGCAGGCGCGCGGACTGGCTTGGCGCCTTCCTCAATCGGTTCCGGGTCGAGGATGAACCGGCCATTGCTGTAGGTCAGCGGAACGGTTGCGCCGCTCGGTCCATAGTTGGCTTTGCGAATCTCAAGCACGCGACGGTCAGCGATTGCCTCGGCGTCCTCGGACTTCGGCCGGCGCAGATACAGGCGCGAGCGGACGGAGTTGTTCCAGGCGGTCGAGAACCCACCGCCATCGCCCGATGCCATTGCTGATGCTGATGGGTGCGCCAG